CTATTTTGACGATGGCACGGACCCTGAGGGGCCTATTGACCCTGAGCGCGCCCGTGAGCTTAGGTTCGTGGTCAAGGTAGATCGCTGGCAGATATCTGAGGGAACCTATGACTATGACCCTCTGAGCGAGTTCTATAACCGTCCTGCGTATTACGATCTGATGGGCGGTGACACGTCATTGTTGCGCATCCACCCTAGCCGGATCGTGCATATCGTGGGCCGCAAGCGTAAGGCTTATGGGGCTGCTACTCGTTTGGGGCAGTCTGTTATCACGTCTATGATGGATGACCTAAAGGGCTATGACGCGGTAATGGCTAACGTCGCAGATATGACGTTTGAGGCCAAGATTGACGTGTTCGCTGTGGATGGATTGATGAGTAAGGTTGTCAACCCTGAGGAGCTGCAATCGGTCATGGATAAGTACGCCTTGACTGCGCTTATGAAGTCCAACAACGGCATGATCGTCAGGGATATGACGGAAGAGGATTATCAGCAGAAGACGCTCTCTTTCGCCACGCTACCTGATATCATTGACCGCTTTCAAATGGCTGCGGCTGGGGCAGCACAGATCCCGCGTTCACGGCTGTTTGGCGTTCAGACTGGTGGCCTTGGTAACGCTGGTGAGAGTGACCAGAAGGATTATTACGATACCATTAAGTCCATTCAGGAGAATGAGCTACAGCCCGCGATGCGTGTCCTTGATCAGATGATTGTCAAGACTGCTCTTGGAGGTTTGCCCGATGAGGTGCATTATAACTGGCGTTCGCTATGGCAGATTGATGACAAGACCAAGCAAGAGATCGGCTCTGCTATTTCAAAACGCTGGGTTGACTTGGTTGGCGCTGGGATTGTGCCGGAAGAATTGGCGTTTGATCAAGTGGTTAACGGGCTTACAGAGGCAGGTGTTTCGCCGGGGCTAGAGCAGGCCGCTAATGAGTGGCGTGGTAAGGTCAAAAAGATGAATGAGGGTGATGAACTCGCGGGTGATTTGGATGACCTGGACGAAGAGGATACACTTGACGCATGATTAAATTCACAGATACAGCCGAAATCGGCAAGCGCTCAACTAAGGATGGCTACCTTGTGGCAATGTCCAAGGTAGCGCGTACTGGTGTTCAAGATTACCTTGCGTCCGAGCTTGGAATGATCGGCAACCATGTTGTGCGGGTCAACCGTCCAGAAGTTGAGGTGTTCGCTAAGGACGCTATGGCTTCACTTACCCACGCGCCCGTGACTATCAATCACCCTGCCGAAATGGTTGATGCTGACAACTGGAAAGATCTGGCTGTTGGTGAGGTTGGTGAGGGTGTCTTGCGTGACGGGGAGTGGCTCGCTGTTCCGTTAATTGTCAAGGATGCTAAGGGGATTGAGGTTGCAGGTACTACCCATCAAGAGATTAGTATGGGTTACACGGCTGAACTAAAGGACGCGCCGGATGGTGCTGATTATGATTTGGACATGACGAATATCCGGTTTAACCATCTGGCCCTTGTGCCACGTGGGCGAGCTGGACCTGAAGCGCGTATTGGCGACAGTGCGCATAACTGGGGCGCGGCCCCTCAACAACGAGAGGTTAATGATATGACCACTAAGGCAATCGTTGTTGGTGATGAGGCTGTGAATGTTCCGGCTGATGTTGCTGACAAGATTACTGCCGCTATGGATGCGGTAAACGCTAAGCTAGAGGCTGCACGGGCCGCCATTGAAGCGCGTGACACCACTATTGGCGAGCTAAAGGCTGAGAACGCAGAGACCGCCAAGCAAGTGATGACAGACGCTGATATTGCCGCTGCTGTTGTAGCTCGCAAGGCTGTGACGGACAAAGCCGCTGAGTTTACCGAGGCATTTAAAGATGAGGGTCAATCTCTGGCTGACATTAAGCGTGAAGCGGTTCGCAGCATGTACGGTGATGAGGCCGCTGCGGCTGAGGTTTCCGACGCTGAGATCAATGGTATTTTCCGAGTGATGGAACCCAAGAAGGTTAATGACGCAGCTCGCGATGTGCTTACTTCAAAGCCCTCCGCTGCTGCCGTAAAAGATAACGGACAGTCTACCTATGAGGCACGACTGAACAATGCATGGAAAGGTAAATAATCATGGCTGTGCAAACTAGCTATAGCGAGAATATCCGCGCCGCTGTCGAGGGTATGATTGCAAACATGGAGAGCGTGAACCTGATCTCGCGCAACGTGGAAACCGCCGCAGGTATCGGCTTTGGCGTACCTGTTGAGCAGGGTGCAGAGGATAACGGCTGTGGTGTTGTGGACGCATCCACTACTGAGGTAGTCGGTATCACCTGCCGTGAGCGCTCTGTCCGTCCGCTGGATGGCAATGAGTTCGAGCAGTACGATAGCGCCCGCCTGATGACCAAAGGTGTCGTATGGGTCACTGTGACCGACGCTGGTGGTGTATCTGCTGGTGATCCGGTCTGGCTTGACCTGTCTGACGCGGGTTCGTTTGGCAATGCTGACGTTGGTTCTGGTAACGGCCTACAGCTGCCGGGTTGCCGTTGGGATAGCTCTGCCGCCAATGGCGCGCTTGCTAAAATTCGCGTAGACCTCAGCGTTCCTGCTGTTGCTGGCGCGGCTTAATAGGAGTTTAGAGAATGCACTTCAATGACGCACAGGCTGCAATGGGCTTTGTGGTTGAACAGACCACTTATGTCGAGCAGCAAGTTAACGAAACCGTTTACCCAGATATTCAGTACCCTGAACTGATCCCGGTTGACACATCTGCCGGTGAGTTCGCGCAATCCGTGACTTACTACAGCTCTGATAAGTTCGGTAAAGCCGATTGGATCAACGGCAACGCACAGGACATCCCGATTGCTGGCACAGAGATGGCGCAGTTTAAAACGCCAGTCTACACCGCCGCAATTGGCTACGGCTGGGGTTGGGAAGAAATCAACCTTGCCGCATCCATTGGTCGCAATCTCGCATCCGATGACGCAATGGCAGCGCGCCGCGCGTATGAGGAAATGGTTGACCGAGTGGCTCTGTTTGGTGACACCGATAAGAACTTCGAGGGCCTGACTAACAACTCCACCGTCAACGCAGCATCTGCTACTAACGGTAGCTGGGCCTCTGCAACAGACGCAGAGATCCTGCAAGACGTGAATGACGCAATCCTGGCGGTTGGTGTTTCCACCCTGTACACCAGTATGGCAGACACTCTACTGTTGTCGTTTGGCAAGCTGAACTATCTGGCAACCCGTCGCCTTGGTGACACCACCATGACGCTGCTGGAGTTCCTGCGCCAGAACAACACATACACCGCAATGACCGGTCAAGCTTTGACCATTCGCGGAGTACGTGGGCTGGAAACCGCAGGCTCTAGTTCGACTGAGCGGATGATTGCATACAAGCGTGACCCTATGGTAATGAAGCTGCACATTCCGATGCCGCACCGATTTATGCCTGTGCATCAGAAGAACGCACTGTATTGGGAAGTTCCAGGCGTGTTCCGTCTTGGCGGTCTGGATATTCGCCGCCCGCAGGATGTGAAATACCGCGACGGTATTTAATCACACATGAAATAAGAATAGAGCGGGGGCTTAGCTGCCCCCGTTTTTATGTGTGTCACCGCCAGTAGTATATAGCAGAATAGTTTCCCTTTGTGTTTCCAGAGAACCAATCGGCGTGATAAAGTTGTGCGGCGTCACAATTCCAGTGTAGATTGCCTTTATTAAGAATATTCTCTAGTTGCTCACTAATACCAATATTCAAATCTCCGTCATCAAACAAGAATAACATCCATGGGTGATCAGGATCTTCACGATATGGATCAAACCCCCTTTTAAAGTTCCCACTCTCATCAAATATGTATTTAAGTTTCATAGTACCCCCACTCAAGGATTATCATGCCCCCAGCCATCAATGTTCTGCACATCATAGGCTAGGGTTTGAATTGCGTCCATTGCGATATACCCGATGAACAGGCACAGCGCACCGGCTGCGATGTATGGTAGGTAGCGGGTCATTGTAGGGCATCCAATCTCTCTGCGTTACGTTCCAGTCGCACAGCCACGCTATGCCTACCCATTCTCCGCATTATCGCGGCTAAGTGGTAGATTTGTTCGGGTTGGGTCATGAAATAACCACAAAGGTGTTTAATGCCAGTGATGCCACATTTACTAAGCCAAGTAGAGGGCATCCACGTGCAAAACACATGAGGCCAACACCAGTGCTTAACCCCATTGCAAACACATTCCAATCAATCATCTAACTTGCTCCTGCTTGTTATGGTGTATGTTGTTTCCGCTTTTGGCCAACAAACGCAAAAGTAATGTTCTCCAACTTTTTCCACGGTGTGAAATTTACTCAATAGCATTGTTCGCATCCAATCAATCATCTAACTTGCTCCTGTCCGTCTCTGATTACATACACCATAACACCGTCAACGTCTTTTGCAACATAAAAACGCGCGCTGTGAGAAATAATCGGTTGCCATGTTTGCGATGCGCTCTAGAATATCAGCCCCTTTGGGTTTTCGGATGCGGTATCGGATGATAGGGTTGTATAAAACATCATCATGTGAGCAAGACCAGCAGTGGCTATTTGTGGCAACCCCCTCAAGAACGTCATTTCCAACAAACTCACACATAACCCACCACCCAACACAAGGACACCCATTGCCATCGTGCTCAATCCAGTTCGTCCATCCGTCTTTATTGAACTTCCAAGTCATACTGTCCACCTCGGTTGAAACGCAGTCATACGTTCTGCAATGCGCTCGCGGTTGATCGTAAGCGCTTCCTCTGTTGGTGTATAGCTACCCCACATGGTGCTGTCAACAACAATATCATCAGGCCAGCGGTTAGTCACGTTAAAGCCACGTTTACGGCACTCAAGGCTCAGCTTGCCATATCTGGTGCTTAGCCAAGACAGCTTGTCATAGAAGAACTTGACGTGCCCCTTGCCCAGTGTGTATTCCGCAGGCTGTCCTTTCATGTCATACCGACCACGCGCAATGCAATTAGGGATGCGTGTAAGCTCACGATGCTCAGCAAGTAGGTGCTGGTCGCACAGCTCTGTAACTGGCACTACGTTGATGCGGGTCATTTCATATCTCCTATATCTACCACCACCAATACCACCCGCCATGACGCCCGTCAACCCTACATATGATACAATCCAAACAAACCCACATAGAGACGCTAAAGCAAAAGGGGGCTGTAATAAGCCCCCGATCACCAGATAAAAGGATCACCTCCTTTCGCTGTCTATGTTAGCATGTGGTGCGGCGTTCGTCTAGGTGGGTGGTGTTAGGCTAGGTGACTGGTTAGCGGATTTGGTTGCCAGCTTGGCTTTCAAAGAATGCCCGCGTTCTGATCTGAGGCGTGCTGTGCTGCAGATTTTGACACTTGCATAGGTGAGCAATCCACGTCCGGTATAGGGCACCATTCTTTACATCAATAATTGCCATAACTTCTCTCTCCTTAGTTGGTGTTAGGCTGGGGAAGGGGTTAGCTGAGTTTTGAGCACCACCCAAGAGACGGCTGAGGAAAGTTCTCACTCGGGTCTTGCTCAAATGAGTCAAGGTCCTCCCAGTCAAGCCACTCTGTGCCATCAAATTCCTGCAATCCGCCAGCATTGCTGTAATCTGGCTTGACGGCATTAAGATATTGGAATGCGTCATATTCTGCCAGAACATTTAGCATCATCGCGCCCACCTCTACGGTCGGAACTGGGATCTCAAACTCTTTTCCTGGAACTTGTGGAACCCACCACACTCGAAGGTCGTTTACTTTTGGCTCAATCATCATGTCTCTCCTTTTGCTACTCAACAGATAGACCACTCACTCCACCACGTCAACCCCTTATTCGCCTGTCAACACTCTTTCTGTTACCCTTCAAATATGGCATATGGAACAAACACAGGGCTTACGGCCTACGCTACTGCAACCGGGCGCACCTTGACGGGTGATGCTGACGTTGCGCGAACTGTGGCCTCTGCGTATCTTGATGGCCTCTATTGGGACCGCTATATAGGTCAACCTGTTGATACCTATGGCGACGCATGGCCCCGAACTGGTATCACGGGCGTTACGGACGTGCCTGAGCGGGTGGCGGATGCGACCTATGAGGCGGCTTTGTTATACGATGCCGATCCTAGCGCGCTGACATCAGGCAGTGTGTCTAACAATGGATCTGGGGTGATTGCGTCTGAAAAGGTTGACGTGCTGTCAGTGAGCTACCATGCGCCTATGAATGACCGCAGTATGGCTGATGATAGCGTTATTGATAACACGCCGCGCTATGACACAATTGAAGCTCTATTGCGTCCGTTCTTGCGGCAAGGTTGGGGGGCGGCTGCGGCTGCGTTTGTTGTATGAGCTTACGTTCCAAGATGGCTAAGACGGCCACTAGGTTAATTGCCAAGTACGGTGATACACAGCAGGTAGTTACGGTGGCAACGGTAGAGGGTGCTACGGAATTTGATCCGCCTATTGTGTCGCAAGCGTCAACGGATATTAAGGCCGTTGTGACGGGCGTATCCAAGTGGGAAGTTTCAGAGACCGTGCTAGCTACTGACTTGAAAGTTATCGTGACGGGTGAAGCGCAGATTTTTGATGTTGGGGGTATAATCAAAATCGACAATGCAAACCATACAATCATATCGCGCCGGAAAGTTTTAGCGGCGGGTGATCCTAGTGCGGTAATTTATTTTGTGAGGCAAGGCTAAATGGCAATTACAAAAACCAAAATCACGGGTGACATTGCTCTACCTGATGGCACTATTCCTAGTCAGTCAAGCGTCACTTTTACCATGACCGGCTTTGATACAGATGCTGTGGCTGATGCAACCATTGCTCCGCGCTCTGTTACGTCTGTGCTTTCAGATGCGGGCGCGCTAGATGTGGATCTTTGGTCAAATGAGGATGGCGAGCGCACCACGTTCTACAATGTTCGTCTAAACATCTACAACGGCAATAGTCCCAAGATTTTTGATGTTGGTAAGATTGAGGTACCGACAACAGGGGGTCCATATGACCTAAATGATCTGTTGCCTATTGCGCCACCTTCCGGTGCGACGGTTGACGAGTATATTGCTCAGCTTCAGTCGGCGGTTGCGGCGGCGGAGGCCGCTGCTGATACGGCGGTTGCTGCTGCCACCCCTGCCGCCGAGCTGATCGCTAACGTGCGCGTGACCCGCGATGCGTTTTCCGAACTGGCTAGCGTGACTGCCTCCGATCTTGACGTTGGTGATTACGCGCGTGTGATGGCTGTTGGTGCTGTGTACCAGAGGGCTGCTGATGCGGCTGCCGATGCTCACTTGGATTACAGTGGTTCCGGTGGGGTTAAGTGGTATGTGGTCACTGGCGCGAATGGCGTTACCCCGATGTCGATTGGTGCGATTGGAACAGGTGATGATTCTGCGAGCATTATTGCATGGCTTGATGTTCTGGAAGGGTCGGGTTTAACGGGCTGGGTCGATAGGGACTATTACTTTGCATCGACCGTCAGTCATTCTGGCGCAGTGAGGATTAGGGGGGCGTGGTCCGACGCGGCAAGGCTTGTTTACACTGGCACTGGAGATGGCCTTGTTTTGACTGGTGCGGTTGATTTAGACGGGATTGTTATTGACGGGAACCTGTCAGCAAGCGCCGTCCCTGAGGTTAGTAGTCCTGAAGTAGGGGCGATTTGCAGCATACATGGACCTGTAACATCTGGAGGGGCGTATCTAAGTGGCGTTAGATTGGGAAGGGTGCGCGTCCAGAATTCGAGGCGCAGAACAGGGTTGCTTCTAGCTAACTTAAGTAATTTCAATATTGAGCATATTGAAGTGATTGCGAGCTATGGTCATGGCATCATGCTTAACGGGTTGAAGGATGGTATCATTAAGTCGTACCGATTTGACAAGATTGGTAACCTAGCAGCAGAGGGTTCGCGATTGGGCGCTGGCATCGCAATGTTCACGGAGGGGAGTATTGGGAAAAAGCCTTCCGAATGGTATGATAGTACAGGAATTCAGCCGACATTGAATGTTGAAATCGGATGCGGGCAAGGATCTCGGACTACAGACACGGCAATTTACCTGCATGATACCTATGCCACTGGATTGACTGGTGTTCGATTTGGGCATTTTCAAGGCATACTGATAGGTAAGGATGGCATCAAGTTCAGGGATGGTGCCACATACTGCTCCATATCCTCAGCTCAGATAGAAAAGGTTGCGCTCAGAGGGGCGGTAATAGAAGATTCAGGAACTGACAACTGCAATATGTCAGTTGATATTCGTGAATCCGGGTATGACTCATTGGGAGAGTGGCTTGGCGGGGATCGTAATTATACTGGGGGTACTGGTGAGGGGGAGAGCCTTAACACTGTGCCGGGCGGAATTAAGGTTACAGATAGCTCTGGCAGTGTAGTTACCGGTACGGTGAGGTCTGTTCGTGATGCTCCAGATGATGATTCCGAGGGGCATGCCTTGACGTTCTCTGATTGTGATGGATGCACGGTGGATATAACAGCGCTTGATTGTGATGGGATGGTGCGTTTTAACGCCATTACAAATTGCACGTTGCGAGCCAAAGCCATCAACATGGGACGAAACGGCATTGCCGGAACATCAACGGCAGCTGTATACTGCAACGACGCCGGGTCAGAGTGTGACGGTAACGTGATTGAGGTTATAGCCGGTGAGACTAGTGGCGCTGTGGTGCAAGATTACGCGTTACGTATCAATGGGACAGGTACAAACTTTGACATATCAGTAAAGTACGGGGCAAGCGACTTCAACTTCCCTTCAGGAATTGTGACTAGGTGCGACAGCGCTACCGCTGTGTACAGAGGGCCAGATCAGATCGCGGGAAGAGAAAATGTATCTTTTGATGGGTTTGGCATTGGCACCATTACACATGATTCTGGGGTGGTTACACCCATGTTCTTTACGCATGAGGGAACGTCAAATTACGGTGTAAAGCTAAACTCATCGTCCGCATCAACCGCAACGCTCGGATTGTACGATCTATCAACAGGTAGCGCAGTAGCATCCACAACAAGGGTAATTAACTGGGTTGCAATTAGGGGCAGATCTGCGAACGGATGGACCTATTAATAAGGTGCATCAGTCATGCCAACCGTTGAACGCACACTGCAAGAAATAGAACGAAAGTACGGGTCTAAAGTGGCCCGTGCTTTTGCCGATGCTGTTGCGGATCTGCGTAGCGGGGTTGTGCTTCGTCGTGTTGTTGATGCGTTGGATCGCGGTGATGTACAACGCGCGTTAGATATGTTGAACATAGATGAGGCGGCGTTTAGTGGGTTGCGTCAACAATTGGCGGCTGCGTTTGCTGAAAGTGGGGCGGCTGCGGTGGCTGGCGTTCGTTTTGACCCACCAGGAGAGACACGCGGTGTTCTGAGGTGGAACGTAGGCAACCCTGAGGCTGTTAGGGTGCTTAACGAATGGCTTGGCACTAAGATCACGCAGATCACTGAAGACACACGTAACGCAGCCCGTACAGCGCTGTCTGAGGGTTACGCTAAAGGGCAAGGGCCTAGACAGATCGCGCTTGATGTGGTTGGGCGTATAGGGCCTAATGGTCGCCGCTCTGGTGGTGTGCTTGGGTTGAATGGGTCTCAGGAACGCTGGGTTTCCAATATGCGTGAATACTTGCGTGATGGTGAGCTTGACAAGGTTCTACGTATGTCTAAGCGTGACCGTAGATTTGATCGCACCATTCGCAAGCTTATGAAAGAGGGCCGAACACCAACAGAAGCGCAAATCAATAAATGGACCGGGCGTTATTCCGACAAGCTGCTCAAACTACGCGGCGACACAATTGCCCGCACAGAGACAGCCGCAGCAGTTGAACAGGGTCGTTTTGATGCATTCCGGCAGGGCATGGATGCTAAGGGGTACCCACACCAATACGCCATCAAGGAGTGGCGACATGGTGGTGGCGGAATGAAACCACGCGTCCAGCACGTCGCAGAGAATGAAACAGAGGTGCGAGGTCTTGATACGCCGTTTCGTATGCCAGATGGAACACTGATACAATA